CAACTTAATGTCTTTTGTTTTACTTATAGCGGCACTATAAGCAGCCATTGCATTAGTTAAATCCTGAGGTTGCTCAGCATTTGACTCTGCCGCCACATCATCTATCTCACTAGTTGATTCTTTTTTTCCAAAGTAACTTTCTTTAATAGTAGCAACTTTAGTTTTAAAATCTTCTTCGTTTGAATATTCAACTTCTTCGGCAAGTTTATTGAATTTTTCTTTTTGAGTATCAGCTAACTCTTTAGACGCCTCATCAATGATGTTTTGTCTTTTGTGTTCGCCATTCTCTTTAGTTAATTCAACATTCTTTTCAATTGATTCGTTAAGTTTTTTGTTTAACTCGTCAATTTTAGAAGATTGATCTTCTAATACATTGTATTTTTCGTCTGGAACATCAATATAATGGTCTTCAAATAATTTTTTTAGACCACTAATAAAGTCCTCAGCGATTTCACCTTTGATTCCTCTTTCTAAGGCAAGTTCGTTTTCTTTCATCCACTCTTCCACTACGTAAGCAAGGTAAGAGTCAACTTTTTCAACTAACTCGTCTTTAGATTTAGAAGTTTCTTCGGTTAATTTCTTGTCATAATCTGCCTGTATATCTTCAGCGATTTCTTTTACTTTAGATTTAATCGCAGCTTCAAATACTGTAGCAGCTTTTTGTTTAAATTCTTCAGATAATGAATCATCTCCAGCGACAAGAGCATCAACGTGTTCTTTAACATCAATGTCTTTTTCTTTTTCTTCTTTTACCTTCTCGTCTTCTTTTTTATCTTCTTCCTTAACTTCAGATTTTTTATCATCTTCTTTTTCAGCAGACTCTTTTTTATCTTTAGAGTCATCTTTTTTGTCAAGGTATTTTTTAAGACCAGCTGGCATTTCGCCTTCTTTGATTTCTTTGTCTTCCGATTCTTTTTCAGTTTCTTTTGCGCCTTCTTTTTTCAAAGTAGGCATTGGATCAGGTGCGCCCTCAGATTTTTGAGGTGCTTGTCCAGAAACTTCTTTTACTTTTTTTGTTGCGTCAGGATTACTGTCTGTTGGTTTAACAACAGCTGCGCCTAAATCTTCAGCACTATTAGATAGTGGCGAAGTTTCAGCTGCAACAGCATTCTTTTTAGGAGCGTCTGGAGCCGTAGCTTCCATAACTTCTTTTACTGTATCCGCAACGTTTTTTGCGTTTTCGGCCATTGAAATCTCCTCTTTATTAGTTAAAACTAGTTTCAATTAATTAATTGTTAATATTTATAAAACTAGAGATTTTTAAGAAAGCTTGTAAAGACTTTTACCTTAGCTTCTGCTAAAGCACTAGACTTTGCTTTCTCAATTTCTCGCTTCCAAGCTTCAATATTCTTTTCTACGAGTACTCCGTTGTTCCAAACCCACTCTTTACTCTCCATAATACCTTCTACGAAAGCGTCTGGAGCGCTGGGGTCTGCAACTATGTCGGCAGCAGTTGCTAAATAAAAGTCATCTTTTACATAGTTAGCACCGCCTCTTTGTTCTAACGAACCCATACCTCTACTAGATACACCCAATTGAGCGCCTTCGTCAATAAGACCTTTTACAATCTTACCGTAAGGTGTGTTCATTATCTTTGCTTCACCGACAAAATTAGCACCCTCTGGAGCGAGTTTCGTAATCATATGACTAACTCTTTCCAGGTTTACTGTTGGTCCGTCAGGATGTCCTAACTCACCAAATGCTCGTTTCTTGTTGATAAATTCTACGTTATATCTTGTTACTTCCTTGCTCAATATGTCTTTAGCATAGACACGCCCATTTCTATTTTTTATATCGGATTGTAAGAAGATACCTCTAATTTTATAATCTTTTTTGCCGTTAGTTTCTTCAACCAGGCATTGTGCGTTTGCGATTTCTTCGGATATTAGTTTCATAGGTTCTCTCTCTTGTATATTTATAAGATTTTTTATCTAAACTCTACTAAAATTGTGTAATTATCCCCTACTACAAAGTCCCTTGTAGAGAGTAAAACATCACCTGTTGGTGTACCTGCATTGTTAACTATCTCGTTACCTGCTGTACGCAAGTCCCAATAACCTTGGCCGTTCAACAACATTGCTGTTGTGCTTGTTTCGCCGTCCCATACTAACTCTACACTCGCATCCCCTTTAGCAGTATTAACTGACCACCAGATTTTTGCAATTTTTCTATTACCGTCTTCAGTCATAAAAGTTGTTTCTGAAGCGTCTATTTTTTTAACTAAAGATTCACCAGAACCGTCTGATATGTTTGTCATTTTTGCAACATACTTAACTCCAGATGTGTCTGATATTACTTGTGTTGATACTGTATCTGCCATTTTTATTTCCTATTGTGCGTCATAGTAAGTTTTAGAAAGTTCACCTCGTTCAACCGTTGTGCCTTTCTTTCTACATCTTACATAAGTTTGTTCTACTGTTCCAGTTCCAGGTCTTGTATAACTTCTTATACCACCTGAATATGTTCCAGCGGCGTCTGAATATGTATTAGCCGCTGTAGCAGTATTTTCAAACTGCCATACACTATTTGATCCTGGTACATCTACCCACGCCATATTATTCCTCTATTTGTTCTTTTAGTTCGTCATCAAAGTATTCTTCAATGTCGTCTTTATTAACATTATGAAATTCTGCAACCTTTTCAATTGCATTTTCAAAGCTCATTAATAAGTTGCCTTCATTATTAACTAACTTCATAACATCATTAATCGCCTCTTTTAATACTGGCGTTAAGTTGTTATATGAATTACTATTAAACGCCTGTTGCGTCTGTATTAACTGGCTGACTTTCTGCATTTGATACCTCTGGTGTTTCTGGTTGTGCTTCTGCTCCTGTAGGTTCAACTTGTCCATCTTGCGTAAAAGTACCTGTACCTGCGATCTCTGGTTTTGGATCACTATGGGGTTGTGCCTGGAACATATTCCCAGCAACATCTTGTCTTTTAATATCTAATTGATCGCCAACTTTAGCTCTTAATGCGTCTTTAAAAGCATCTCCAGCACCGACCATATCATTTTGTGCCATTTTGTCTATAAAGTTTTTTACTTCTTCACTCATTTTTTATCTCCTATAATAAGTCATCATTACCTGTTGTTTGTACTTCAGGTGATGATATGATACCGTCATCAATTTCTTTTTTGATTTCAGCATCCATTTTTTTAATTTCTGATTCTGTTTGTTTTAATATGTTTCTTCTAACATAATTAACAGAAAAATATTTACCAACATAATCTCTTACTTCTCTTGCCAAGTTTAGTCTTTCTCTCATCATTTCAGTATTCTTTAATTCTGCAAAGTGACCATCTTGTAAAAAGTCGTAAAATATACTATCTCTAATTAACGGCCATTCTGTTTCAGAAATTACACCTTTAATTATTAATTGTGTTCTTAACAAATCATTAAACAATTCAGTAAATTTCTTTCTTAATCTGCCTACGAATTTAGTAAATTTTAATTCATCTCTACTAATTTCACTTGCACGACCAAGATTAAAACCTTGACTTGCCTCTAATCTACTTACAGGCACGTTTAATGATCTATATAATTTTGCTCTAAAATATTCTATGTCTGCTATTTCACCTAAATTAGCACCACCTGGAAGTGTAGTAATATCTGTTCCTCTACCACCTTCTCTACTTGGTAACCAAAAGTCTTCAAGCATTGACATATAATTTCTGTCATCTCTTATTTCTCCTGTTGAAGCGTCATATACAAGTTTGTTTCTATATCTTGCCATAACATCTCTTAAATAAGATTCTGCTTTTGCCTTAGGTAAATTACCTACATCAATCTTAAATATTCTTCTTTCAGGTGCTCTTGCAATTCTGTAAATCACAGCAGCGTCTTCAATCATTCTTAACTGATTGACAGGTTTAATTGCCTTATGTAAATAAGATAATATTAAACCATTCTTATTCTGATCTATCATTCCTGATGGACAAAATGCAATAGTGTCCACAGCAATTTTAATTCCTTGTATAGCAGCTGCACCTTGTATACCTCTTTCATTATATACAAAGTATTCTACCGTTTCGTCTGCTATATTAATATTAGTAGGAGAAACCATACCTTCAGGTCTTCTCTTTCTAACTTCTCTAATTTTTTTAACTTTTCTTGGATCAAGGTATTTTAATTCTACAATACCGTTTTTTGTATTTTCAGCGTCAATAACCTTTTGAAAAAAGATTCTTCCATCAACATACCATCGTCTAAAGAGGTCGTGTCCTCTTGTATTAAATTGTAATAGTCTTAATACTTCCGAAAATTCTTCTTCTATTCTTACTTTAATTTTTGAAGAATAGTTTAATCCATCTGTAACTACTTTTACAGATTGTTTGTTTTCATTTGAAGTAATTGCCTCATTGACAATATCCTCAATTGCCATATCACACTCTGGGTGTAAAGCAATTTCTCTATATCTTCTAATTAGATCCTGCTCAGTCTTAGCAGTACCTTCCATATCAAGGTAACTACCAAAAAATCCACCAGCGGCAACTACTTGTGTGCCGTCTTCCGCTGCCGGTTGACTAAATTGTTGTTTTGGATCTGTTTGTGGTTTAACTCGTGTAATATTAAAACCAAATAACTCTGCCATAATTTATTCCTTTTTTCTCTAACTACTTATAATAGTTTTAAAAGGGCGCTTTTGACGGCGCCCTTTAAATTTATCTACTATGTAGTAGTGTTTGTTTCAAAATATTGATATTGAAAAGTTACTCCGAATGTTTCTACTTCGTCATTCGTTCCAAAATTCAAATCAATAGCCGCTACTTCCGTAGGAAAAGCGCCTCTCAAAGTATAAGATTTTAATGTATTACCATTTCTATCCAACTGATCTACAAATGCGTCAACTTGATAGTCAACAGGATTTGATAAACCCTCGTTGTCTGACATATTGTTGATACCATTTTGCCATCTCTCAAAAGCATTTCTTAACTTAAAGTTTGTATCGTTAAGAACAGTAATAGACCAATCTCCGAAAGTTCTATCACCAGCAATTTTGATCTGTCTTCCTCTAAAAGGAACATTCACAAGACCAACATTCATTGCAGGTATTTGAGCTGTTGTACATAGAAAAGCTAAGTCTTCTATTTCTCCACCAACTTGTGCGTAACCAGGAAAAGGCATTGTTACCTTAAACTGATTGGCTCTTGCGCCACCGCCAGCAAGTTTAGCTTTGAAGTCATTTATGTTTGCCATTTTTTATTTCTCCTCTACTAATTACCCAGCCACTTCTTCAAAAGAAACGCCAGTTCTGGTTGCGACAAAAGATAAAGTGATAAAGTTGATACTTCTTGCAGGTTTCACAAAGATTTCTGCAACAAATTCATTTCTATCAATTACTTCGCCAGTGTTGTTAGTTTCATCACATACTACTAAAAAGTCTGTGATACCTCTACGACCTTGTACTTCTCTAAGGAAAGGTTCTACAATGTTTCTAAAGTTCGCTCTTGTAAATTCATCATTGAATTCAAACAATTGGAATTTAGAAGCAGTTGCTACTGCCTTCTCTAAAGTTATGAACAATCGTCTAACATTGATTCTATCAAAAGCACTCGGTGATGATAAACCAGTTTTATCTCCAAACAATACTGTTCCTTGTCCTGAGAAAGTTGCAACTGGATTTACTCTACTTGTGTAAAGGTCATCTCTTTGTGTTTTTGTAGGGTTGTATGCTAATTTAGCAGCACCTCTTACTACACCTCGGTTTAATCCAGCAGGTGAGTACCAAGCGTCAGCTAAAATGTCTGTTCTAGCAGCCAGTCCAGCAATGTCTCCGTTTAATGGTATATATCTATACACATCATTGTATCTATCGTAACAGTATTTGTAACCACTATCAAATACAACGTAAGAAGATGATCTAATTCCATCAAAGAAACTAGTTACATTACTTGTTTGTGTATTTGAGTTTGCTACATTTACTACATCTGCTCTTTGCGGTGAAGCAAAGACCACACAGTCTTTTCTATTTTCTGCAATAGTAATCAGATTTTCAATGTGTGAAGATGAACCACTTGGTCCAGCGATGATTAATCCAACATCTACTGTATCTGCGTCAGCAAAAAGGTCGTAACCTGATTTTAAGTCGCCGTCAGTAGAAGCAGTTCCGTCTATTCCGCCAGATAATGATTCACTTGTAGGTACATCAACAGCAGTATATGGTGTATTTGCAGCTGCGTTACCCCAATTGCTACCAGAAGTGTGATGATCC